AGTATTAACTTGTTCAGTATTAAATACGGTCATTCCTTTAACCTTTGTGGTTCCCTCATCAGTAGATGAAACCTTAAATTGCACAGGATTCACACTCTCCCTCCTCGGCTTGTTCTAATTGAGTTAACAGACTTTCTAAACTTTCTTTGGTCTCCTCCTTGACTTCTTCATCACTCTTCATGTCGTGAGTGTTTTGGTAGTAAGATGTCTTCCACCCGTACTTATATGTAGTCAAAAAGTCTTGTGCCATGGTGGACACTGGAACTTCATTATCAGGATACTGCTCAGGATTGTAACTCCAGTTACCAGAAATTGCTTGATCAAAAAACTTCTGCATCACAGCAACAACATTAATATAACCACGATTGGACTCCATATCCCAAAGGAGAGTATAATTATTTTTAAGAGATCCATATTGAGGGACAATCTGTTTGAGTGGTCCCTTTTTGCTCTTTTTAATGGACAGATAGTCTCTAGGTGGCTCGATTCCATTTGTTGCGTTTGACACAACGGAACTGCTCTCTGATGGCATCTGAGCAGACAGTGTTGAGTGCCGTAATCCGTGTTCGGAGATAGATGCTCTAAGACCTTCCCAATCATGTACTAACTCCTGACTAGAAATTTCATCAACATCCTTTTTGTATGTATCGATTGGCAGAATTCCATCAGCATACTTGGTACGACCAAAGTTTTCACACCAACCTTTCTCTTTTGCAATTTGATTTGAAGATTTCAGTAGGTAATATTGAAAGGACTCAGACAGTCCATGGACCGCATCCCATGCCTCTTGGGAGTCATACTTATATCCCAGTTTTGCCAAATAGTGTGCCAAACCAATAAAACCAACTCCAAGAGATCTACGTGCCTTTGTAGCACGTTCTGCTGCTGCCACAGGATACTCCTGATAATCAATCAGTTCTTCCAAACCACGAACAGCAAGATCACAAAGATCCTCAAGTTCTTCATCAGATCTTACCTTTCCTACGTTAACCGCAGAAAGAATACACAGTGCAATCTCACCCAACTCATCATCAATGTGGTTGATAGGATCTGTAGGCAGGGTAATCTCCTGGCAATTATGAACTAGAATATCATTTGCGAAGAAATTATGAGTTCCTTCTACGGTAATATCATAAACTGGGATTTCTTCTTCAAGATATTCAATCTTTAACATTTTTTTCTCCTGTTTTGTTCTAAAAGTTGTTTGGCAAGTTTTCTTTGAGTTTCGTCTCTGTAATAAGGATTATACACCAATCCAGTTTGTTCTTCAATACATTTATAAAAGTTTTGATGGTTTCCTCCGAATCTGTTTTTGGAAAAATGTTTTGGGAACTTAACATTCAATTCATTAAGAGCAAATTGAACTATTCTTTGCCTTCCACCAATAAATCCATATTTTTGGGCAAACGTTATTCCTATTTCTATAAGTTGTTCGTCAGTAAGTCCAGAATAGTTTGGATTATTATAACCAGTAGTTCTTACGGAAATGTTGTTTCTCCACTCTTCCTGAACCTTCTGCGAGCATCTGGGAAGCATCCATCCACCAGTTCCACCTGAAGTAGCATTATAACCTTTTTTAGTATCACTCTCAAAAAGTTTAATGAAGTGTGTTTCTTTTTCGTTGATAAAGTTTTCATCATCAGTTTGATAAGTTTCAATTACAGATAAGTCCCAACAATCTTCACCATATTTTCTAATAGCAGAATGAAATCTAAACTTAGAACCATTTCTTGCTAATGATAGATGACGATTCCAACGATGCTCTAAAGAATATTCAGTTTTTCCTATGTAAGATTTTCCGTTTTTCTTATTAGTAATTTTATAAACAATATATTTTTTCATTATAGGAAGTGTAATCTCATAACTATTTATAAAATATAGACATTACACTTCCTATAAATCAAATAATATCTAGAATGTCAGTTTCTTTGAGGTGCTTTGCCATCACATATCCACGATTTTTGGTATACACTTTATGATCTGGAGTAACAACAATACTCTTACCACTTTCCTCATCAGTAATTTTCATTACTTTTGCTTTCGGTGATGTTTGAGCAAATGCAGTGATTTGGTGGTAATCAATTTCTTGATTACCAGTGTCAATATCACGAGAAAGAACCTCAACAAGTTCTAAAGGAAGACCTTCTTGAATAAGTTCTTCAAGTTGTTTCATTTCAATTTCCAAAGGAAGTTTGTAAGTTTTAGTATGTTTTCCAGCAACTTCCTTATGAGTCGTAACCCTAATTTTGATTTTAGTATCACCAGAAACACAAAGATTACTCATATTAACCTTGTCCTTGAAAGACGAGTGTGAATTGCAGTGGTCGATGTTCATGATATAGAGACGACCAGTTTCTGCTCTCTCCTTCAGAAGATCAAGGATCAGTTTCTGTGCCCCAATAGTTTTTCTTGGAACAGACTCATCTCGTTCAAAACCAACATATAAATCATCGAACCTATCAGTACCAAAAGCGTCATATAAACCTGGTACGTCATGCGGTGAGAAGAGGCTAATCTCTCCATCAGTGATGAAACGTTCGTAGAAAAGTTTTGAAATCTGGATTGAGTAGTCAAGTTTGCGAACCCTGTTATCTTCTGTACCTTTGTTGTTCTTCAGAACAATGATGTCTTCTATTTCTTGGTGCCAGATTGGAAAGTGAACCGTAGCTGATCCACCTCTGATGCCATTTTGCGTACAGCATCTGACAGTTGATTCAAACTTCTTGAGAAACGGAACAACGCCAGTGTGCTGAACTTCACCCCCTCGGATTTTACTGTTGATGCCACGGATTCTACCTGCGTTGATACCGATTCCCGCCCTTTGTGCAACGTATTTGCCAATTGCCATATCAGAGCTAAAGATACTATCGAGGGTGTCATCAACATCAACAAGAACACAGCTAGCAAATTGTCGAAGTGGAGTTCGCACTCCCGCCATGATAGGTGTGGGAATGTTGAGTCTGTGTCTGGAGATTGCGTCGTAGTATCTTTTGACATATGAGAGACGTGTCTCTTTAGGATATTCTGCAAAGATTGTCAGGGCAATCATGATGTACATGAACTGTGGAGTTTCATAAACTCCACCACCACTTCTGTCCTGTACTAGGTATTTATCTACAACCTGCCTCAGACCAGCATAGGTAAACAGAAAATCACGATCATGATCGATGAATCCATTTGCTTTATCAATCTCCTCCTTTGAGTACTTAAGGAAGATTTCTTTATCATAAACATCAATGTTAGTACAGTCCATGATATGTGCCTCAAGATGAGGAAGTTCTCTCATCTTGCCATAGAGACTCTTACGGAGACTGAACAAAAGCAGACGTGCTGCCACAAACTGATAGTTGGGATGATCAAGATCAATGAGGTCGGAAGCAGAACGAATCAAAATTTCTTGAATCTCACCAGTGGTAATTCCGTCATAAAATTGAATACCGGACTGGATCTCAACTTGACTTGCAGAGACCCCTGCAAGACCCTTTGTTGCCTCTTCAACCATCAAATGCATCTTTTCTAGGTCAAGAGGTTCAATTCTTCCGTCTCTCTTTTTAACCTTGGTGCCGTTCGTCATATCTTCTTCCAGGTGGTAAATTTAAGTTTTGCTTCTAAACCAGAGTATGTGTTTGATTCTATCACGGACTGCACATCCAGTCCAGACATTACCATATCATTTATGTCTTTGTCATCTATGCTCTCAGGCCAAATGACTACTGACTGACCAGAATCAATGGTCTTAGAGATTCTGTTTGTAATCTCTCTGTTGCGGGGTTCATTATCATAGATCCAAACAGGATTGCTAATCCCCCAACGACTGACATCAGCATCAGCTCCACACATAGCAATCGCATTGCAAATGAACGTGCTGTCGAAAGGTCCTTCTGTAACGTAGACTGGAGCATCTCTTCTGATGTTATCCAATCCGTAGATTTTTGGTGCATCATCATCAAGCATCACGGTAATGTATTTAACAGGGCTGGGATTTATAGATCTTCCCTGGAGACCAATTAAGTTCTTTTCATAATAAAGTGGAATGATTATCCTCTCTTCATCGTACTTTGTGTCATCAAATGTTGGTTTAATACTGTTTACAAACTTTTTAAAGTGTTCGGCATAATAAAATTTAGACGGATCAAGTTTCCTTGCGGTAAGATATCCAGCAGATCTAGGATGTTCAGATGCCTTAGGCAGTTTCAGTTTTCTTTTAAACTTAGGTGCCTCAAACTTAAATTCTGGTTCCTCAGAAACGAAATTTCTCCCAGTAAAACCACCTTTGAACTTCTCCATGACATACTGTTTGTGAACAGCAGGGTCAACTTGCTTCAAAAAATTGTTAAGAGACATCGAAGCACCACAATTATGGCACTTGAAGTTGGTATTTTCCTTTACTCCATAGATATATCCCCGTGTTTTGCTCTTGTTTTTCTTTGAGTCACCACAAATCGGACAACGAAAGTTGTACAAATTTGCCTTTACTCTCTTAAACTTTTCTAGTCGAGGGGATACAAGTCCAATAAATTTGGAATCAATATGATCCATTCACGAAGGCAACTGCTGGTGACACTATAGCACTTTCAGCAGAGGATAACAAGGGCTTAACCATTTTAATTGCTTGTGGATTCGTGAAAATCAATACTGCTCCCAATGCTCCGATGCCAATCCAAAGTTTTCGTTCCAATACTGATAATCGTTGACTAACGATGTCATGATCGCTGTCCATTTTATCACGCAGTTTGTCGATTTTATCAAACAAAATTTCGTCGATCTCTTCTTGTTTAGAAATTCTCTGCTCATGAACAGCAAGCATCCTAGACACATTGTTATTTACCTCTGCAATTTTTTCAATAGCAGAGTCCAACCTTGTGACTAAGGTCTCGAAGTTTTCTAGTCTCGTCTCTAATACTGCGACCTTAACTTCTTCGTCCATCGTTAGGTTTCCAGAGTTTTCTTACACCCTTTTGATAGATATATCTCTTTTTCTTCCTTACAGGAGGGTCATCTCCTGCCTCTACAGAACCTGCAATCTTCCCATGTGCCATCGCATTCGTGGGAATATCCTCACGAATCATCTGAATAATCTTATCAAGAGGATTCTTTTTCATTATAGATCCTATAAAGTTCTGTCAAACACTGCATATCTACCTGAATATCATGTATTGACGAGTGAGGATACTCTGGCAATTTTCCCAAAAAAATAATAAAACTTTTCATGGAAGACCAAAGATCACTCTCAATTTTAAAAAACAACATTGGTGTTGTTGCTTCTCCAAAAATATTATAAAGAATGATAAAATGATTTAAAAGAAGATGAGTTTTGAGTTGACCCGTATTCTTGTATCGTTTCAGTAATCTTTTGATGTACTTGAAGTGGTTCAAGTCCCTATCAAAATCCTCTTTTGTTACCGCCTGAGGATTTTGATAGTTCTTTATAGCGAATAATAAAAAATTATCCTCATTCAATTCATTAAAAAGCATAAATCATTTATTATTTTTGATCAGGGAAGGTAGGACGGTTACCAGTTGTGATGCCAGACATAGCAACAAGAACCTCACTCTTGACTCTCAGTGTTCCGTGTTGATCCAAGTAAGTTTGAATACCAACCCAACCAGCATGAGGAACCTCAAATGCAGTTCCATCTGCCGCACTCATACCATTAGTAGAAATACCATAGATGAACTTATCAGTGGTTCCACCAACACCAGTGTTCTCACTGTACGATGCATCAACTATGCTCGACTTAGGAAGTTCTGCAATAGTGAATGATGTATTTGCAATAGCAACACCACTAAGACCAGCAGTAGATCCAATGGTAAGTTGAGTAGTGCTAGCAATGCCAACGATCACAGCATCACCGAAATAGGTGCCAACACCAGCAGTGGCATCTCTAAAGCCAAATCTAATTATATCACCAGTTTTAGCTGAACCAACAGTGGCATCACCAAAAGTCGTGCCAGTTCCAGTTACCACTTTAGTATCATAATCTAAGGATACAGTACCATCAGTTGCGACAGTTATGTTATCATTCTTGCCCCAGAGTGCCATGTCTTACTCTCGATAAATTTATTTGCTATAAGATATTTATAAAATTACTCACCCTCACGGGTCTTAATTGCCTTGGTTACGACCTCTAACAATTGGTCGTCCATGTCAGTTTTGGTGAGTTTAACTGCCTTGTCTAAAATGACTAAACAGATGTCAATGAGTTTCTCTCCAAGTTCCTCATTGTCTGGAATCTTGGCGACTGCATCAGTAATGATTTTTGATGCTAATGGAAGAAGAAATGAAAGCATGATGACCTCAATAGATTATATTCTATATATCAATCTTTGTTAGAAACATACCTTCCTAAGTTTTTATCATAACGTTTTACTTCACCAGGACGAAGACGGTTCTTTGCTTCCTTTGCTCTGTCATAAAACTTACCAAACTTCATTCGTTTGTCTCGTTCCTTATGACGTTTTTCTGAGTCAGCAACTTTCTTTTGATACTTACTACTAGATTTATAGTAAGCAGTTTCTCCAAAAAGTGCTGGTCCTTTTACCTTTTTCTTTGCAATTTCAGAACCCTCATCACCAGTTTTAGTTCTATCCCGAATCTTTTTGGCACGTTGCTGCTGTCTATGTGCTTTGGGATCAATGGTGAATGTTTCGTTCACATCACCAGATGTGTCCTTCTTATGAAGGTTTTTATAGAGATGCTTGTGGAGAGGTTTTGCCTTCTTCATAATCTTATCTCTCTGAGAAAATTCTGCTGCTTCTTTTGCAACTTTCTTCTCAGGAAGTTTCTTGTGCTTAGTAGATGCAAAATCTTTTACATCACTCTTCTTCATGTCAGCAGCTGCCTTGGCGGTCTCAGGAGTAGTAGGTGCCATCTCACCTTTTTGGATGGCACGAACTATTCCGAAGAATCGTTGCTGCTTTTTAGATACGGCAGGCATTTTACTTCTTCTTATCGATGATGGCACCTTTGCCATGCTTAGCACGAATTTCTGCTCTTACAATATCCATGGCAGATTTACCTTTACCGTACTTCTTCTCCATATCTTTTTGCAAAGCAGTCTTACCAGTACCAAACTTCTTGGTATTAGGTGCTTTAGGAGCACGGTCATAACGTTGGTTGCCACCAACACCACCACGTTCCATGCGACGATCTCTCAAAGAATCTTCAGTTGCTTCACCCATCGTTTTGGTAGGAGATACTCCCTTACCAAGTTCCTGTTTTCTTCTTTTAGCAATCATCTGGTCAATGTTTGCTTTTCTTTTTTGAAGAGCAACCTCTTGAGGAGACATTTCCTCACCCATGTGATCAGCAGCCTTATAACGTTTGTCACCTGCTTTGTATCTCTGATATGCAGGAGTGTTTCCTTTCTTGTCAGCAGCAGTGACAATCATACGGGTGTCTTTTTTCTCTGGTGGAGTGCCACCATACACTGCTTCATCAACATTCTCTTCCTTCAGTTTGTCAGCAACCTTAAGTGCTGCCTTTCTGATACCACGTTTTGCAGATGTCTTCATTCTCTGAACTGCAGGAGTCATTGCTCTCTTCGCATCTCTTGCAGCATGGTATGCCTTATATGCTGCCTTTCCCATCAAAGATTTTGCTTTTCTCTTGAGAAATCTTCTCTTTGATCCCACTGGAGAACCATCATCCTTCATTTTCTTGGTATCATGTCCAAAAGTTACCGTTGCTTCTTCAATAGCAGGGATGACATACTCAGGATCAAAACCTTCGGCAATCAGTTCTTGAGTTACTTCCTCTACGATACAAGCAAACTCATCAACTTCAATCATCTCAACGATCTCTCCACCCAGTTCCTCTACAGATTCACCAAGTTTAGGATTGATCGTAACTTTATTTTTGACGGATTTTTCTTTGATGGGTTTTGAATCAATATCATCAGTCATGACCTCAGAAAGATCTGTTCTCCAATTAGATTGCTCAGATACTGCTTTCTTTGCAACCCTTACCGTTTTGCCAGCAGTTTTTACACCAGAAGCAACACCTTTACCAAATTCTCTAGCTCCTTTACCGACCTTTGAAGCAATTTTCTTAGTAGTTTCAATGTCACTCTTTGCTCTTGCCATTGCTTTTTTGTGACGGTCCATTCCCTTGAGAACTGTTCTTGCAATGCCGTCTAATGCAGATCTCTTTTTAGGTTGTTGCTTCTTAGCAGTTGCTGTAGCAGACTGAACTTTTGCAGGAGATGCTTTTTTCTTTGCTGCCTCTTTGGCATCAATCTCTGCCTTTACTTGATCATATGATTTTGCACCTTTACGTGCTCTTCTTGCTGCTCTCGCTTCAGTAAGTAAGTCAGCAGACAGATCCTCTACAAAAGATACAAACTCTTCGAGTCCAAGTTCTTCGATGAAAATTTCTACACCTTCTTCATTGAGACCCTCATTAAAGAAGTATTGTGCAGCATTATTCGCTACCCATTCCTCTGAAAGAATTTTTTTTTCCTCCGTCATCTTCTTCTTAATCGCCTTACCGATTGCCTTGCGACGATTCAGAAGATACTTATCGGTGCCATCTTTCTTACCATCATTGTTAACGTCACCGTCTTCCTTACCGACAGGATCAAGTGCTTCCTTTCTCAATTTCTTTGCTTCTTTAGCAGCATCATCTTTTTCACGATGAGCGGCAACTCTTTCAGCATTCTTATTCATCACACCAGTGATTTTCTTAGAACGTTCCATTGCCTCAGGACTTCCGTCACGTCCAAGATTACCTGCTTTACGGTACATCTTTACATAAGGAAGTTTTTTCTTTGCCTCATCAAGTTCATTTTGTTCTGTGACACCAGTCTCTTTATCTTGACGACGTTGAGTGCCGATTGCTTTGACAGCACGGGACCTCATGCTCATGCTTTTCTTGTTTTCTGCCTTACGGGTAGGACGTGGAGCTTCTGGTTTAGAAGGATCAGCGGCCATAGAAAACTTTTCATCAACAGTATCTTGATGCATTGCTTTGAAAGCATCCGAAAGAGAATTTACAACATCCCATCCCTGCTGCTTCTCTTCAAAGTGAGGGTTCTTCATTTGAGGACCCTTAGCAAGTTCTTTACGTGCCTTCTCATTATTAACCTGACGTTTCTTCATATCTGGTTCCAGATATGTATCGTCTTTTTTCTTTGCAACACTCTCTAAGTATACCCTTGAGATATCGTTCAGAGGATTAGGACCAATTCCAGACATGGTGATACTACTACTTCTTTTTCTTATACTTATTTATTAAATTTTTGATACCAACTACTCCAGTCATTCTCTCAGTATATTTTCTGAGTGAATCGGTTCCGACTTCTCTTTCTGGACCAGATACACCAGAAGGACCAGGATAGTTTACAACTGCTTCACCAACATCACGAATCCAAGATTTGAACATATAGTTCTCTCTCGTCACACAAATTAAGTGATTGGTTCCTCTACGAATAATCTTTCCAATCAATCCAGTGTTTAAGTTTTCTACAATATCACCAATATTAAAGATATTACCAGAAACATAGTTATCTCTTAATCCTCTTGGATCACATTTAGGTGCAATCTCCCACATTTCAGCAACTTCTTTTTTCTTTGCTTTGATTCCCATACCAGATCTGACTGCATCAAACAATGCTTGAGTATCACCATCATCAAGTTCTTTAGGAATACCACGACGGAAAGCAGCAAAGTCCCCATCAGCAACTGCCTTCCTCATCTTGGATGCTGACATACCCTCAACACCCTCAGCATCTGCATCTCTTACACCAGCAGAGATAACACGAATGTTTTCAAAGTTATAAAGATCACCATTGTACTTAGTTGCCAGGTTTTCAAACTCTGCCTGACGATCTGAACCTACAACAATATTGACATTACGATATCCTTCTTCGTCTGCTGTAGTAAGAACATTAAAAATTGTTCTCATGTCATTATCATTCACAATGTTCTCCTCATATTCAGGGAACATCTTTTTCATGAATCCAACCTTCATATCAGGATCCAGTGGATTCTTCTTAGGATCTTGTGATCGTGAAGGATAAATTTTGAGGTCTTCTCCTGCTGCTGCTTTCTGTGCTGCAGAAAGCAGTTTTCCATGACCCACAGTTGGAGGATTGAAACGACCAAATGCAACAGTCAAAGTTTCTGTAGTTTCTCCAGAACCCTCTCCACCCTCACCTGCTTTTGCTTTCTTTGCTCCAGTCGTTTGAGGTGCAGCCTTCTTAGGTTCTGCTTTAGGTTCTGGTCTTGCTGCTGCTCTTGGTTGTGCAGGTTTGTCATCTTCTGCTTTCTTTTTCTTCTTATCAACAAACTTTAACTTGCCATCTTCAGTAGTCGCAACAAATTTTCCACGGGAGTCCAACCAACCCCCGTGACCATCACTTACAAGGTTCAGTTTTTTCGCCTGCATTGATGCTTGCGACTGAGCCTCATTCAAAAACTGAAAGAAACTTTTCATTTATATGGATAATCCTTATACATTATTTATTAAATTACATTCCAACCTTAAGGAATGGAGGAGGTGCTACACTCTTTTCATAGATATCATCTTCAGAGAATCTCTTGCCATCAAAGATAATATACCCTCTTCCACTTGCTGCAGCATAGAAAGATAATAGCACTTGTTTCTTAAGTATCTCCTCTACATCTGCCTGATGCTCTGCAAAAAAGAATCCAAATTCTGCATTACATAGCAGAGCATATGATTTTTTGTACTCTGTAACAAACGGTGTTTTGTATTTGTCAAGGACTTTTATCTTGTCTTCTTTTGTTAGGAATCCTTTTTTCTTTGTTTCCTTCTCTACGTCTTTTTTAATTTTAGATATTTTACCTTGCATTGCAATTTTAGATTTTTTTGCAATACCAAGAAACTTTCCCATAGACCCTGGAGTTTTAGATAAGTATGCAGTGTAACTATCAAAAAAATCAGAAAATGCTTGTGCGTTTGCAGTCAATTCTGCATTATTTTTACTTAGATATCCATAAGCATTTTTTCCATTAAACATCTTATTAGCAAGATCTTCATAATTTTTTGCCAAATATAAAGAGGAATCGTACTTACCAGAGTACATAGAGTTTGATCCAAGGTCTCTGTTTATATCTTTAGGGTTTAAATTATTTTTCTTACATGCTTGTTCAAAGTGATATATTCTAGCATCTGCTAATTCTTTAAAAAATACTTTTAACTTTGGAAAATTTTTGACCAGTGTATAAAAATAATTTACAGTGATGCCACCTTCACCACTTGCAGATTTAGATCCTTTTGGAACAAAGTGAATTGCATTACCAGTTCCAAAATTAGTAAAGATATAATATTTTTTTCTCTCCTCCTTTTTGTAAACGAGATCAAAATAAACAAGTAATCTATCTTGAGCAGTAAATGTTACTGGTTTGATATCTACAAATTCATTAACAGCATCTTCAAATTGTTTATATGTAGTTCCTTTTTTTGCAATACGAATCAAGTATGAAACATATGCTGCAAATTCATCTTGCTCTCTTTCCTTTACTGTTCTAGAAAGAGAAGATGGTAGATTAGAAATTTTTACTGGAATATTGTCAGATTTTTCGTCAAGTTGTTTCAGAGAAACAGAATATATTTCATTATCTTTCCATGCTTCTACCATTAGATTTCTATATCTTTCCATGGTAAGAAACTCTTTTTCATTTTCAAGTATTGCTTTTTTTAATTTAGAGGAAGTAACATCTGTATTTTCTACTAACTCTTCAATAGTATTGAAAATTTGAGAATTATTTTTAATAATCATTATATCACCGATGTTTACTTTATCAGCATTTAATGTGGCAAGAATACCAGGTGCTTTCATCACCTCTTTAGAGTATGCTTTGATAGCAGATGTTGCTCTTTGTTTTAAAAGATACGCTCTATTACTTCTATCCTTTTCAACTTTTGCAAATTTATAATCTCTAAGATTTTGTAATTTAAGTGATTTTACTATTTGATCAGCAGTTCTATATGATGTAGAAATCCATGGATCCATAGATCCATTCTTATCAGAAAAAGCATTTCTATATGTGTTTATTGCTCTATCAGAAAGTTCACATCTAGATATAACTTGATTCCACAAGTTACCACTAGTTTGAGTAATCATCCGATGAAAATCTTCAAGGCTATGATCTTTCTTATATGTGACATACCCCAATGCAACACATGCTAGAGATTCATTTAGGCTTGTGGATGCCATTGGTTACTCTTAATATTTTTTATTTATGGAGTTAAGGGGACTCGAACCCCTAACCCCCTGCTTGCAAAGCAGGTGCTCTACCAGTTGAGCTATAACCCCGTGAACCCCGAAGGGTCAGTGATCGTGATCTTCAGGAAGATTTGCTTCAATCAACTCATCAAGTTGTTGAATAACACCACGAATCTCAACAACCCTAGGGGCAGGATATTCGTAACTGTCTTCTCTAGTATAACGGAATAGTGACTCACGAATGAGTGCTGCCGTATGAACATTCAGTTTTAGATTTACATCAATGTTGCAACTCACAGGTCTCCCTCCTTACGGTTTTCAGAATAGTGAACATCAAACTCACCACCAGGATAACGTGCTTTGAGTTTGTCCACATTCATTTCTAGCACCTCATCAAAGGATGTGTCAAGTGCCATACATGCTTGGGCAATGTACCAGCAGATGTCACCAAGTTCACGTTTCATGTGAAAGACATTATCCTCATTGTAGGGTTTACCTTGAAAGATAATCTTTTTCACAACTTCAGTAAACTCACCAGATTCTGCAGTCAAACCAAGTGCTGCAGTAAGCAACTGAGAAGTATTAGTTCCAGTTACTTCAAGTTCTGCAAGACGAGAACCCATGGCACCATAGTCAAGGCTAGGTTCACTGGTCACTCCTTTTACAAATTCAACGTACTTTTCGGTATCAACTTTAGTCATGAAAATCTGGAATAAATGGTTCTTGGCAATTTTGAGGGAGTTCTTGTTGAATGGGGATTTCTTGTCCCTCAATTGTGATTGATGGAAGTTTGAAATCTACTGATTGAACATCAACCGTTTGATAGTGTGGTTTGAACTGATAGTAATGTCCATCCCATCTAGCATTTCTCATACCGACAAGATTTACAGCATCACGAAGGATACCACAGTCAGCAATCTTTTCTCCTCTAGGATTGAATACGGAATACATTAGAATTTAAATCCATCAAATGATTTCTTTGGTTTTGCTTCCTCATAAGTATACTCTTCTTCTTTACCACTGTCAATAATGTCATCTTGTGCTGACTGCTCACAATCATACAGACGCATCTTGGCACGGTCGATACCAACCACAAAACGTTTATGAATGGTTGGATCGTTATATCTATTCTTCAACTGCTTCACCATAATTTGCCCGAGTCCCTCAAGATCTTCAGTTGAAATAAGGGCAAACATAAGATCAGCAGTAGCAGGGAGACCAAAGGACTCACTAGTGTCAGTAAGCTCAACATCACTGCTACCATAACCAGAACGAGTGGTCTGGGTGGCAGATACGATAGGGACGTTTGCCTCGCAAGCAAGTCCTCGAAGTTCTTCAGCAATAGCCTTGACAACTGTATATGAATTGACATTGCTGCCTGCGCGATACCGTTCGGAAGCACATATATTAAGGTAATCAACGGAAATAATATCAGGTCTAAATGACTTCTTAAGTGCAAGTTCATTAAGAAGTGACCTAAAGTGTCCTGCATGTGCAGATGCTGTCGGATACTCTTTAATAATTAGGGATCCTTGAGTTCTGTTTGCAAGTTTTGTTACCTTATCCTCAAACATCACCTTAGGAAGTTCTGTTATCTCCTGGATAGGTACATTGAGAAGATTAGCATCGATTCGTTCTGCAATTTTCTCCTCAGCCATTTCAAGCGTGATGTATAATACGTTTTTCCCTCCCAAGAGTGCGGAAGATGCCACATGGCACATAAACAAACTTTTACCGACACCAGTGCCAGCAAGAGCAATGTTAAGTGTCTTGTTCGGGAGACCACCTTTCGTAATCTTGTTGAAATACTCAAGGTCGAACGGGATGAGATCTTCTTTTTTGTGGTATGCTTGGTATCTTTCTTCATAATCAATCAGGTAGTCGTGACCGATATGTGTATCAAATGAAACTGCCAAAGCATTTGACAGAATACTAGGGATAGCACCCCTATCTTTATCTTTGTCCTTTCCATCTGCAAGTGCAATGGATTCCATCAGTGCCAGATAAATGGCACGATCTCGGCACCACTTCTCTGTAGTATCACACAACCAATCATAGTCAGTTGGAACATCTTCCAAGTAACTAATCAGTTTTGTAATCTCAGTGAAAGTCGTGTCATTAATATCCTGACGTTTCTCTACCTCAATACAAAGAACTTCTTTGGTTGCAGGTTGATTGTATTCATGAACAAACTTCTCAATCTCTTCAAATACAATTTTCTGAAGAGGATCTTCATAGTAATCTGCTTTGATAAAAGGAATAACCTTACGAAGATACTCCTCATTGTATAGTAGATTTCTTAGAATCAGAATTTCAACTTTGTCCATGAGGGATATCAAATACAAATGTGATGCGTGTCTCGTCACCGATATTAACGGTGCCGTGAGGTAGTTTGTTATTGAACCATAGAAGAGTTCCTGGTTCAACAATGACAGTTTCTTTGCCGCAGAAATACTGATACCTTCCAAGTATAGAAAGGTGATACCTGTTTCTGCTCAGGTAGTATGTGCCCTCGTCAATATGTGCTCCTACAATCTCATCTACAGGAAGTGAAAGAAAACCGCACCGATGAATCTCTGCGTTCTTGAAATGCTTGCGGATAATCTTTCTGATCTCACTATGATGTGCGTAGGCAGGGGTTTTGATGTTGATCTCAGAGTCTCCCACAAAGTCGTCTTTGTGTTTGACACCACCTATTATAAGCTGTAGAGCACTGACTGGCAAGTCATCAAATCCTCTATCAAGTAAGGACTGAGATCCTTCCAGAGTTTTCTGGTGGTCCCAGTCCTGTGGATATTTCTTTAGTTGTTGGATGACTTTAGATACGTTGATTCCAGTTTTAAGAACCTTAATCATGATCCATAACTGAATTCTTCCTTAGCAATCTCATCCAGTTTCTCCATCACTTCTGGAGTGAAGTATGTTTCTGGATCTTTATAGATTGCTTTGGCATAGACTTTCTTACCGTCTATCTCATATCGACCAGCAACGTTCTTCCAAAGTCCGCCAATCTCACCCAACTCAAGAAGACCGTAATATCGATCAAGACCACGCTCGTCGTAATAAAGACGCACCGTAACATCTTTGTTCTCCTTACTTAGACGCGACTTAGCAGTCTTAGCCTTGATAAGATTTCCGACGATTTCTGTTCCATCCTTTTCTTTCTTTTTGCTGAGATATATGATTGAAGATGCAGCGTACTTGAGTCCACTGCCTCCTCCCATTTCTTTTGTAGGAACATAAGCGCCAATGACATCGTAGGTATGATTCGTAACGATCATAGGAATGTTTGCTTGTCCCAGTTTCAGAGTCAGCATTCTGAATGCACCTTTGACCAGTTGAGATTTGGTCATGTCACGAACTTGTTTGTCGTTTAGTGCGTCAGTGATCTCCTTCTCTGTAGACAGCATACCCAGAGAGTCTAGCACAAACATACAAGGTTTGCGTTCGTCCTCTGGTTTCTTAAGGTATATATCAACTGCCTTCAGTGCTTTTGACCTAAACTCTTCAATTGTAACAACATTGATAACAACTAGTCTTTCTAGGTCAATCCCACGACTTGCGATAAGAGATTTGTTAACAGCGGCTTCAGTGTCAAAATATAGACAATAACCATCAGGGTTAGCATCAAGGAAGTTCTTGACGACAGCAAGGGAGAAAAAAGTTTTTCCAGTACTAGACTCCCCAGCAATGGCAGTAATCTTATTCCCAGATACACCACCAAATATAGACCCTGAAACAAGTCCGTTAAAAATGTACGAACCTGTATCAACATATTGTTCTGTTTCATCGATGTCTGCTGCTAGTTTTGTGTAGTCATCACCGATCTCTTTTACAATTTCTTTTAAGAAGTCCATAATTAAATACCCAATAATTTGCGTTGACGTTCAAAATATCCATGGAGAATCCACGAACTACTATTCATTTTTTCATCACCACCAACACTCCAAACAAACTCAACTCTAGGATTATCTTTAAACCGTTCTAGTTCTGGAGTATTACCCTTAGCACGATCTCCACCATTAGCAAATATTACAGTTTGTGCAATATCAAGACACTTTTCAATAGCACCACAAGCACTATCGTCACCATCATCCCAAGAAATAACAGCATCAACCATATTAAGATGACGTACAATATCTGCACGTTCTTTCCAAGATTGAAAATATTGTCCTTTCTTACGGGTTAACCAATAGTCAGTGTTTACACCAACCACAAGATAATCTGAAAGATCTTTTGCTCTCTCAAAATATCTAATATGTCCACTATGAATGGGATCAAACCCACCAGTAACTAAACTAATTTTATCAAAAAACATTATAGTACAAATCCAAATTGTTCACGGGCAATTTTTTTATAAGGTCCACCAGGATTCTCCTTACGGATCTCTTTAATAGTATTCAGTTTTTGATAAAGAGCAGCATCACCACCCAGTCGCAAAGCACTGACAATAGTGGCAAGTTCTTTATCGTTAATAGGCAGATCCATTAGGAGAAAAATAGTTCTAGGTTTACAGTTTTTTCGACATTCCAACCGATAGCATCAAGAATTGCTTTCAGTGGTTCGACAAAGGACTTCTCAAATTGTAGGTCATAGTCAATGTACTTGTCAAGATTAAGTTCGCGTGGAAAGTCCTGAATAAATGAGATAATGTTCTCATGAATAACGTTTGGTTTTTTCAGATAACAGAATTTAATTTTCTCACCGTTCTGAATCAAAGAGTATTTGCTTTCAAGTTTGTTCTTCTTGATGTAATGATTGAACAATAATGCTCCACGACAATGAATAGGTGTTCCTTTAACATAGATGTCAGAAGAAGATTTATACTTCTGAACATCAGAAACAGAACGAGGAAAAGAAATTTGCTCAGGTGGCAACTTCTTAAACTCCTCACGGGACTTATCAATAAAATGAATGACATCTTCTTCAGTGCCACTCATCATCAACTTCAAGGCATCCTTAATCATCTTCCTACATGGAGCAGGAGTTGATGATTTAACTGCCTCAATACCCATCATCTTGAGTTTAGGATCTTCATAACGAACACCCTCACTATCCCATACGTTGAGAATATATCGCTTCTTCGCGGTCCAAATGCCACGATCAGCAATATTCTCACGTTTCATTTGCATTTTCTGATCATACGCCGATACATACGTCGCCAAGTTGCTGTAACATTTGTCGATGTACGGTTCCAACTTGTCACGACATACCATATCAAGTAGTTCAACGACCTTTGCTTTATCACCAGACTTATTACTAAAAAATTTATCAACAAGAGGTCCAAGATTAAGATAAATTGAATCTGTGTCAGATGCAATTACGTAATCCTCTTCGGTTGTAGACAACAGTTTATTTAGATAATCATTCATCTTCTGCTCAATCCAACGGATAGAGACTTGACCAGAAAGCGTAATCGCCTCCGCATTGGCCAATTTATAGTACCTAAAATACTGATTACCGATAGCACCATAAGCAGAGTTGAGTGAGATCTTCTTAGCCATCTGGATATTGTTGCAACGGGCGATCTCTTTCTCCAGTGCCTTAGTAGGAGTTTTTTCATATTGTTGCTTTGCCTGAAGCATTCGCTTCTTGAAGATTACACGGTCACCATACATCTTCTCCATGAGTTCTGGCAAAAACCCCCGAATGTCTTTACGATACATAGCACCGTTTGCACACACAGCATTATCCTTATACAACTCAAAGTTTATTTCTTCATTAAGAATTCTATCCACTGTTGCTGTGGGATGTTTCTCCTCCAAAAGTGTCTCTGGCGAGATATTGTATTGCATAATGAGATGAGGATATAGGCTGTTAAGGTCAAAACTGACAACCCAATCATACTTTCCTGGAATCGGTTCCTTGACATAAGCACCAGCGTACTTTTCGTTTTTGTCAGACCTAATCTTTGGTGGAATAACAATATTCCGTTTCTTCAGATAATTGTAGATGATATTGTCCCACATGCGGACCTGATAGAACACATCTGCATAGTTGACCTTAGCATCATATGCCATGGTCAATGCAAGTTCAATCAGTTTCATCTTGTCTTCCAGACGGTCAACAAGTTCTACGTCAACGATGTTATATTCAATAAACTTCTGCCAACCTTTAGTATAGAAATCTTTAAAGGTATCAAACTCAGAGTGGTCTAGTTTCTTTTGACCTAACTCCACCTCAGCTATGTAGTCAAGACGATATGATTCTTGTGCCTTGTATGTAAACTTCTTATACAAGTCAAGATAATCAAGTTGAGTCAATCCACCAACATCAAAACTAACTTGCTTTCTACCCTTCACATATATTTCATTCTCGGTTACAAGACCCCATGGAGAGAGACGTTTCATCAACTTCTCACCCAACACACGATTGAGTCGTTTGCAGATGTACGGGATATCGAACAACTGAATATTCCAACCAGTGATGACATCAGGAACATCCTGCATCCAATAGTTGATAAAGTTACTCAGAAGTTCATGCTCCGTGGGGCAATGATGATAAGTAACGTTCTTCTGCTTATTCAGGAAAGGTTTGACACCCCAAGTAATAATCTGCTTCGTAGTGTAATCTTGAATGGTGATAGCAAGAATTTCCTCCACTGCAGATTCAACATCAGGGAATCCTTGTTCAGCAGTGGTCTCAATATCAAGAGTCACCAATTTGATTTTACTAATATCAAACTTGATCTCATCCTCAGGATACTTCTCAGAGATGTATTGATAGATGTATCGATCATTGCCATAAATTTCAAATCCATCAACCTCATCATATTTCTTGTAGAACTCACGGCAGTCACGAACACTACCAGGTTTAATTGGTTCTACTGATTCTCCACTTAATGTTTTATGTTTGGATTCTTTCTTCGACTTGATAAAGAGGGTAGGAAGAAACTCATCCCTGTGCTCATATCTTTTTCCATTATCAACTCCCCGAACGAGGAACTGATTGCCAATCAATTGAACATTAGTGTAGAAACGCATTACTTAGTAAGATCTTCGTATTTTTCAACTAGGGTGGGCATGGGTTCTGTGATCGTAAGGATCTTATCAGAACTAATCATAAAAACGTCTTGACGTGACACAGAAATTAACCATGGTTCTAGTGTTCCGTCTTTTTGAAGAACAAATGGATTGGTCAACTTACAATCTGGTTGACCAATGTCTGCACCTACTTCATCAATCTGACTTATCAGAATCTGATTGTTCGTCAGTAGAATTGCCTTGATTATTTTTTCCATAGTTTACAATGTCCTCTACATACATTTCTTTTAGTTTAGCAACAGGATCTACAATGGTGATTACCCAATCAGTAGGAACTGGAATAGTTTCTTCTGAAGTCAGTGGAATCCATGGGAAAAGGGATACTTCAAATCCTGCTCTCTTTGTATTCCCATCTTGAAGATCCGGCATTTCATTAGGATCTCTCATCTTAATGACACATGGTCTATTGAGATAATATCCAACAACTCTACGGGAATCATCTTCACCATATGACATCTCTCTAACGTCGGCGATCATGTCCTCACCCGACTTCAAAAGCAAAAGTTTAATTGCCATAATTCAGTTTAACCTCCATACATTCTAGCAATAAAAAAGAGGGGAGTCAACCTGGATTTTGCCAGGAACTCCCCTTGCGGCGACGATATTCAGTTTTTATTTATTCAGGTTTTGGGTGTTAGTTTGTATGCTCCGATTGCTGATGCTGCGAGAACTGAGAAGAGTGCGAATAGTGCCATTATGGTGTTGTAAAATAAAAGGACTCTATACTGGGGGGACTATTAGGGGAATGCGCTCCCAAGGGTGCTATTGAAAAAAAGAGTCATTGCAGTGCCAATAGTAAGAGTGGCGGCTGTGAGATTCATAAGTCGTCCTCCATGGTACATAATTATATAGCAAAAAGTGTATCATAGTGATACACTTTTGTAGCAACGGCAGCAAAAATTAGTCAGGATTTCAGAACCAATCCTTTCTCTTATGATGATCTGGGACGATTCTACCAAGTGTGATAGTCAGCAACCCATCCTCAAAGCTAACTGATCTAACTTCCGTCTCGTCACTGAGGGTCCATGATCTAGTGAAAGATCTTTGAGCCACTCCTCTATGGACGTATTCTGTTCCAGTTTCTCCATCTTCTCGTTGTCCCTCGACAAAGAGTTTTCCGTCTTGTGTGTAGACATTTACTTGCTTCTTCTTGAATCCTGCTAGTGCTAGTTCCAGTCTAGATTCAACGTTGCTAACTGTCACTAGGTTATATGGCGGATAGTTGGTGGTCGTTTCGTGCAGATCAAACAACCTACCAAAGTATTCATCCATACCAATACTATTCTTATTTATGCGATCTAGCAAGGCAGGTATATCCGCAGCATGATATTTCATGAGGTTTCCCATTGTACTTCTCCTTAGTTAAGCGAGATTTGATTGTGTGGACCCCGAAGGCATCCGATATATTTATAGCACGTCACGAAAAAAGGAGATACAGTAGTAACCGTACCTCCTTATAAGGGTTTCCGACTTTTGAAGCGACCGCACGAAAGATCGCAGGTTTATTTATTCGGTTTCCTGGGTCTTTCCTTTCTTGCCAATATTGTATTTCTGCTCTAGCACCCAATCAGATTTATCCTTATATGCAAGCACCTTGATCTGATTCAGAGGAGCAATATCTACGACAGAATCTGGAGTAACCACACTGATCAGTCCCCAATCTTCCAACAGACGTGTGATTCTATTACGTCTCTGTACATCGTTGATAGTAAGATTAGCATGTTTACCATCCAGGGCAAACAGTTCCTTAAAATGAACGATAAAGTATCTACCTTGCTTATGCAAGATGTGGCAAGATTGATAGAGTTTCTTCTCTTTGCGTGATGCGACTCCAATGCGAGTTAGAGTTTCACGGACTTTTAGGAAGTCATCTGGTTCATTCAGAAGCACTTCCACCATTTGATCCTGAGACCATTGTACCGTAGGTTCTACCGTAGTACTCATTTCATTCCTCCAGTGTCAAGTCGTTGTTTAATAAAGTTGATTTGTTCTTGTGTCAGGATTTTTAAAGCTTGAGATGCTTTTTCATTACTGTATCCATAATACTTCTTGATACATTCTAGATCCGTGACTTTATCCTTTCGGAGCCAGGGAGAGAATCTCTTCTTTTTCCTCAAAGTATTTAGATAAAAAGAATATTGCATATCTTTATCAAGAAAGTTATACAAGTTCATTTCATTAGCAAACATGACACAATCAAGGTGCCCAGACAGACAACGATTAACAATGTATGGAGGGTAAGAGCTAATGTCTTCACGAAGATCCTCTTTAGTAAAGTTGATAGAGTTCAACCAATCTTTAAGTTCAGTCACGATTTAAATATGAGAAATGATAAGTATATGTAAACAAGTCCAATAACTCTTGAGTAACTTTTGGGAATTTTGAGAGATCATATTCTTTTTTCAAGAGTTCGTAATATTCCAACTTAGTCATATTGTGTTCTCGATGATTCTGAAAGATTATGTCCTCCATTGGCCACATCCACGCAACTTCACACTCTATGTTTTTCAGTATCTTAGATGACATTCTTGCCATCTCATCGAAAGTTTCAGTTTCATAATGATCTAAAAGAAGAACATCACATTTTCCTTTATACTCATTAGCATCGACAGGAATAACTTCCGCATATTGAAATATATGTGGATTGTTCTCTAAGTGATAATCAATAACCTCTTGGTTTTTTTCAAGAATTGTCAGTTCAGTTACTTCTTTTTTATTGAGTAACCAATTTTCTCTAACACCAAAACCAAGTCCAGTACAGATAGTATGTCCTCTTGCGAACCAATAATGAGAGAATACTTGAGTTGCTGAAGATTTTGATGGCATTTCATGTGCAGTCCACTGATTACCATCAACATAAAGCACGGCTTCTTTTTCACCAAGTTCACCATCTCTTATGACAACATCAATATTGTCTTTATGATACTCTACAATTTTTGGTTCTTTGTAATAAAAGTAATCTAGAAAATCAATGTTCATTGTTCAACAAATTGCTCCTCTAGTGGGGTCTTAGGAGTAAGAGAATAGTTAGTGACCAGAAGTTCCGTCTTGACATTATCATCAGTGCCTTTGTCACCACGATGTGCCATAGAGTAACGCAACTTCCAGTAGGTCAACTCATAGTCCTTATAGAGTTCTTCCAAACGTTCATTGACGTTGTAAGTAATCATGAACTTATGAGGACACTTATATACGTTCTGTGCAAATACATCATGATCAAATGATTTATGCATCTCACGGTTCTTTCCATACAGGAAATCTTTGATGTCATAAGGAGGATCAAGGAATACAAAGGTATTCTCAGGACCATCGGCATTCATTACCTCAGAGTAATCAATGTTAGTGATCTTCCAGTGCTTAATCAGTTGAGAGAACTGAGCAAGTTTATCTGCACCAACCAGAGAGAAGTTGGAATTGGCAGCAGTACGTGAGAAAGTGCTGTTCTCAGTCAGACCAGAGTAACTACACTTGTTCATGATGAAGAAAGCAACTGCCTTCTGGAAATCATCATAGGTGTCAATCTCAGCAGCATACTGATCAAACAGTGTCCTGGCAAACTTGTCCTTCTCCTCTTGGGTGCCACTCTCAAGCATCTTCTCTTTCTGCTCCCTGACACTCTCAGAAAGGTCTTGACCACGATCACGCAGTTGTACCCAGAAGTTGTATAGGGGCACGTACAGGTCGTTAATCCAGACAGGAACGTCAGGATTAGATTTGGTCACATCAATAGCAATAGAACCCCCACCAATAAAGGGCTCACGGTACTCTGAGATTACTTTGGGATACCAAGCAGACAGAGTTTTGATGGCTTTGGATTTGCCACCGGGGTAACGAATCGGTGTTTTAAGTGCCTTCAAACTGTACGGCATTCAATTGCTCCATAATAAGTTGATATTTTTCTTGGCGTCTTTTGCCAAGAAAGGGTTTCATAAGTTCAGTCCACCGAGTTGCAGCTGCACCCTGAAGATTGATTACATAAACAGGTTTTGCACCTGCTGCTTTATGGACAGGACCACCATCAGAATAAGTGACTTTCCTACCATCCATTATAGCACCAACTCGTTCCATAATGTCTTGGTCGGTCATACACATAGACATAATAAGGTAATCTTTTTCTGTATAGGATTTTCCATTAGGGTATGTTCTCGTCCTTCCCTTTTTAAAAGACCAAGATCCTTCTCCCTCCCATATTCCAGACAACCAAGCAAGTTCTACTTCTGTTGGTTCTCTATGTTCGTAGATAGTTCCTCTAGCCATAATCTTTAAAATACTCCACTACTATTTAGGAATGGAGTATTTTCATCAGAGATAATTAGGTCCTTTATCAGGTGTTGAATGGAGAAGCACTCCATCAACTTTATCAAGTAATTCTTGCATACTACCATGCAAGAGACGATATCCAGTGCCAACATAAAGTTGGCCAAGGAAGACAGTAATAGTCATTACACTCCAGAAATAGTAATACATTCTGGATTTCTTTTGCCTAGGTGTTTTCATTTGAATTCACACTCCACCATGATTTCTGTAAGACATGCAAGCATATTTATCTCCTGATCTGCTACAAACGCCCCCTGGTATTGATACTTAGCAAGAACGAGGACAGCAGCAGGAATAGAACCAGGAACAAGGGTTTCGTAGCAAGCGTCATAAATGCGACGAAGAAGTAGATTATAATCATTGTCCAGATTATTAACGATCCACTTACGTACTTCAGGAAAGTCCTTTTCCTTAAGTTTTTTAACCAAGTCATTTACTTTTACATCACTAAAGGTTGCAAGAATACCAGAGTCAATCTTTCCTCCAGCAGAGTATCGTTGACACTCATTAAGGACACGTCTCCAATCAGGGAAATGTTTGTTGATTAGTTCGACGAGAACCTTCTGATCATATTCAACACTTTCCGCAGCCAAGATTTCTTGGATTCTTTTGAAGAATGCTGCTGCGAGTTGGGGTTTACTTTTGGAATTGGTTGAAAAGTCAATACACGCGCACCTGGAGTGGAGTGGTTCGATAATTTTGTTTTTGAAATTGCAGGTGAAGATGAATCTGCAGTTGCCACTAAACTCCTCAGTAAATGCCCGTAAGAGGAGTTGAACATCGTTGGTTGTGTTATCTGCCTCATCAATGATGATGACTTTGTGTTTGTCAGTTGCTTGAAGTGAGACGGTCGAAGCGAAGTTCTTCGCAGTGTTTCGGACAGTATCCAGGAATCGTCCTTCATCGGATCCATTGATGACATAGACATCTACCCCCAGTTCGTTACATAGTGCTTTTGCTACGGTAGTTTTACCACATCCTGCAGGACCGGCAAGCAGCATGTTGGGTATCTCTCCTTTATCTAGGAAGTCAGAGAAGGTCTTCTTAATATTTGTTGGTAAAATACAATCTTCAATAGTTTTGGGTCGATACTTTTCAACCCAGAGAAAATCATCACGCATAATCATTCCAAAGGACGAACAAATTCATTAGACACAATTTCAGTTGCCTTCAATTGTTCTTTCATATATTCTACACCAAGTTCTGGCATAGCGGTATCCCCACAAGTAAAGACATCACAAACTGCCATGCCTTTCTCTGGCCAAGTATGAATGGAAATGTGACTCTCTGCAAGCATAGCAACACCAGTTACACCTTGAGGATCAAACTTGTGTGTTGCCAGATTTAGTAGAGTAGATTTACATTCTTTTGTTGCTCTATACAAAAGCATCCGAATGAACTCTTCATCATCAAGGAGTTCAAACGGACAACCCCGAAGGGTAAAAAGGATGTGTTTCACTGTTGCTTTTTCAACCATTCACGAAATTTACGTTTTCCCTCTTCAACTTTCCACCAGGGAGCATAGAGGGGTCCTTGATAATCCTTCTTACCCGAAGGTGGAGTCGGGTTCGAGTGCGATGTAGTATGTGAGGTCATGGTTCTTAGAAGTGAAACGAGAAAGGAGTTTCTGAGACACCACCACTTCATAAGTTCCAGGGAGAACTTTAATGTTTTCTACCTTGAAGTTGAAACTAAAATTTTGATCGGTCTCACCAACAACAACAGCATAGTCGTTAGACGTATCATTTTTCTTGTCACGAACGACAAGTTTGATCACACCATTTTCACCAACAGCAGACAAGTCGGGCAGTTGATAAACAGCAGATGCCTTAAGAAGTTTCTCAAGTTGATCAGTGCTGACCTCAAAGCAAATGTCTTCAGTCGGAAGAGTAATATCCTTTTCAGGAGGAGTTACAATTACATTAGGATCTGCGAAGAAATACTTTGATCGAGATCGACCTTCACGGATAACAACATAACCGTCGTTAGCAAAATCAAGTTCAGGATTTGAGTGGAGGCTCAAACCGTTAAGAAACTGGTTGAGATCATAGATCCCAAAGTCCTTCATGAACTCTTCAGTGACAGTTGCTTCCGCAAGGATATTTTTCATCACACTAATAGTGCGAAGTTTGCTGCCTTCTTTGAACAAGATCGACTGGTTGATAGAAGAGAAGTTCTTCAGGACAGAAATAGTTTTATCAGAAAGTTTCATAGGGTTGCGGATTTTCATCACTGAGGGTAGGTTTCACGTTGTGCATTCTTATCGTTGAAATGCATCAGAAGAACAGCATAATGCAAAATCTTCATAATGTCACGACGTGCAGTGCCTTTCTTATCATATCGAGAGGCATACTTGAGAATGTTGCTGCGGCAGAAGGATTCACCATCACCACATGCTTCAATCAGATCAAGTGTTTGAATTTTATCATCACCAGCAGAGTAGTGAGCATTGTATGTGCCAGAAATATAATCTTGCAATTCTTTGAGGATCGTATCCTCACTATATTTGTACTTATTGTTTTTAGGCATATCAAGATTAAAAGTCAAAGTGTCTTCACCACCAAGAAAAGTCATTGGAACTTCTTGTGCAGCACCATAAGATGTAGAGGTGAAATTAATTGTATCCGATGAGTATGGATTTCCGACGAACTCCACACCGTCTTCATGCCAAAATGCTTGGTTCGGATTATCGGGGTGATATCGACCTTCAGAGTTTACTCCATCATAGTAAGGTTCTTTTCTGTTTGGATCATTTCGATCATAGTCATAATAATACTTAGAGTGTTCAGTCATGTTCAATTCATCAGATAGAAAGGACCAAGAGTTAGCCATAATTATATCAAATAACCTCCGACTGGTCAATAGGATTGTACTTTTTCAGTTCATCCTCATCAAGGGAAGGCATCACGAAGTCAGCATCGACTTTATCATACAGTTCCAAGAATGCCTGCTTGGTCTCATCATCGAAACGATTAACACAAACCTGAATTGCTTTTGCCTTGTCGTTGAAGATACTGTATGCCTTCACGATGTGAACCAGACGACGGGTAGAGATAATCTCCTCAATACCACCATCATAGAAGGTCTTGCGGATAATGTCTGCCCAGTCAGCAAGACGTTTGCAGAACTCTTCATCCTTACAAATCTTGCCAAGAATTTTTTGTTCAGTGGCAACAGAAGGATACTCCTGCTCAAAGGTCACAGGGAATCGTTCAAGGAATGCTTCGTTGAGCACATTAGTTCCAATGAATCGTCCGTCGTCGGAACCTTTACCTTTGGTATTTGCGGTTGCGAATACTTGGAAACCTTCTGCGGGCGTAACCCATTTGCCAATCTTCTTGAGGAAAACTCCTTTTCCTTCGAGAATAGATTGAAGACAGAGGATTTTGTTTGAGGCAAGGTCGATCTCGTCAAGGAGCAGCACAGCACCCCGTTGCAGGGCTTCAATGACGGGTCCGTTGTGCCAAACGGTTTCTCCGTTAACAAGACGGAAACCACCAATAAGATCGTCTTCATCGGTCTCTACCGTGATGTTGACTCGGATGAGTTCTCGTCCGAGTTGGGCACACGCTTGCTCCACAGAGAACGTTTTACCATTGCCCGAGAGACCCGTGATAAACGTAGGGTAGAAGAGACCGGACTTAACAATCTTTTTAATATCACCAAAATTGCCAAACTGGACGAAGGAATCATCTTTACGAGGGATAAGGTTTTGCTCTACTGCAGGCAGTGCTGCAGGTCCATTATAAGTTGTTTCCAGTTCTTCTACAGTTTCTTTCGTTACTTCCAGATTCCACTTACCACGACCAACTTTGAAGTCAGTCAGTTTGTTGGTGATGGTCTGATAGTTGAAGTCATTCATGTTGCAGAATGCTTTGATCTCTGCAGAAGTAACTGACTCACCATAAGATTCACGAAGGCAGTTGATGATGCTTTCTTTGGAGAGACCCATTGGTTGTTTGTTTGAACTGAAGTTATTATAAACGAAAAAGGGGGGTCTCAAACCCCCCATTGTGACAGTAATCAAGTTGTCCGTTTCAGGTTCTCGTACTGGCACTGAGAGATGAGAGCGGACTTATATCCAGGAAAATGCTCCTCTACTTTTTTGGGAACTACCATCACTGTAGGCCAACCACTGGCAACATAGGTATATACAGTTTTAGTTTCTTCATCAATAAAATGTGGCCAAGGATACTTCTTCATTCTTTTACTCATGCAATCAACTCCACAAACTCACCCAGGACTTTTTTATTTAGTTTCTTGGTCTTAAGAGATTTGATGAATGCGGATTTAATCTTTGCTTTAGTTGCACCTTCATCAACTTCAAAGTCAGAGTCCTGAGAAAGTGATGCTGCAGACATCGCAAAGTATGCATGATATCCAGAAGTTTTGATAGTACAACTACGTTGTTTCTTCCACTCATTCTGCAACTTACGGAAGATAGGGGAATTCTGATCATAATACAACCTGAAGAATCCATTTGCATCACGACTCTCAAGAACACGGATACCCACAAAGTTAACAGTCGGGAAGTTGTCACGAAGGTTCTGAAGCATCAGGTCAGAGAATCCATGCCAACCAAAAGGAACCTGATAGGTATTGCCCGTCTTGCGATCTCGGAGAAAAGTATTACCACCAGTCAATTGACGAGTTCCCATGTAAGGTTCCTTCTCCCAGTGACGTTTCACCTCAACGTGACGTGAAAGATGATTTGCCTCACCATCAGTCAGAACAATACACTGAACCTTCTGCAGTTTGTTCTCCTTCTGGAACTGGGGGAGAATCTGATGAAGACACACAAATGCTTCATTCAAAGGAGTGCCAGACAGACCCAAACGAGAAGGAACAGAGTAATAGGATCCGTAGAAGTTACCAAAGCATTTTGCACATCTCCAGATGTTAATCATCTGATGTTCCAGTTGCTTACCGTTTGTCTTGCTGGTCAAAAGATTCATCAAAGAGAACTGTTCATGAACAGCAAGGAGATTCTCTTTCTTTTCATAAGAACAAGTCCAGTCTGCTGGTTTGACAATTTCCTGAGTTTCATAGTTGATCTCAGGTTTCTTCCACTCGTTCGTGAAAGCATACACCTCAAAAGGAATGGAGACTTTCTTACAGAACCAGATCAGATTGTAGAGCTGCTTGATTGTGTCAAGCATAACTTTACTCATAGATCCACTCCAATCAAGAACGAAGATAAGACCATGATTCTTACCATCAGGAATTACAGAAACTTTCTTGAACAGATCTTCGTTGTACTTGTAGGTATGCAGTTTAGAAGTATCAAGAACACCAGTGCGAGCAGTGGTAGCACGGGCATAGGAATCTGCTGCCTTGCGACACTCAAACTCTTTCACCAGATAGTTGACTTCTTTCTGGGCATTACGTTTGAACTTGAGAAACTCTTCATCAACTTTATCAAAAAGACATTCAAGACGATTCTCTTGATGATTGAACCATGCATCCATCTCTTTGTGAATATCATCGTTCTTAGCAATAATATACTTCAGATCAACCTTAGGAATCTCAACATATACATTCTCCCATCCGTTTTCCTCCACAAGATCCTGCAGATTTGATTCCAAAGCATCAGCAGTATGAACCTCTGGTTCATCGTTCAGAGGAGCACCAGCCTCCCTACGTTCTGCTTCCTCAAGCATCTCTTCATGAGTCATGGACTCACCAGAACCCTCACCAGGAGAATCTTGCTGCTCACTAGCAGGTTGCTCTGACTCACCACCCATCTCATTAGGTGGCATCTCAGTGTCATCAACCTTTTCCTCTTTCTCTTTCTTACAGAACAAGTAGAGCTCCTCTGCAACCTTCAGCACATCGTCGAAGGTCTCTACATCTGCAATCTTCTGAATCAATACTTGTTCTTCAGAGTCGAAAGAAATATCTACAAAATTACCGACCTTAAAGTATAGATTTGCACGATCAGCAAGATTGAAATCAGAAACAGACTCGTCAGCAATAGAGAAGAAATCTTCGGCATTTAGTTCTTGGTAACCTTTGAAAAACGTTTTGGCAAGTCCCATGTACTTGCGTTTCATAAGTTTTTCAATTCGTGCATCCTCAACCACATTCACAAACTGGGGAGGGACTGCAACCTTTTCTAACCAGTTCTCATCAGGAGTAAAGAGTGCATGACCAACCTCATGTCCCACCAGCAGGTCATAGACAGTGTTGCTTGCTTTCTCCCACATAGGAAGAGTCAGAACACGGGTATGAACATTGAAGCAGGCAGTTTGAACCTGCTTGTGCTCCACGATCAAATCCTCGGTGGCAAGCAGTTTGGCAAGTTGAGATTTGATTTCGTGTTGGACTGCCATGGTGATTTCTCTTGTATGCACCTATAATACTAAACCCCCACCTTTCGGTGAGGGCCCTCAGTGACAGTTTCTATAGTGTCTATGGTGTGCTATGAAAGAATACTCCTACAGATTCGTTTACAAGTCGCCTGATCGTCGTCACACTCAATAAGACAATTATAATAATCATTTAGCCGATCAGATTCGTCCATTGTTCGATCTAATGTATGAGTCAAACGTTTCACGCTTTGCTTCCAACCCGCTAATTGATTATGCGAAAGTATGTTGTGCATAATGTCTCCTATTATACATTCGGGGACATAACGACATAACAAAGAATCTTTGGTTACATAGTTGCGTCTCCTTTATTCATTCTACACTATCTAGTCAGGGTATGCTAACTTAATGAAGTTTACTTCACAATTTACATGATTTAAATGTTTCTATACAATACTTCAAAGTCCTTTGAGTAAGCATTCCTAATATTCACCTCTAATGCAGGAGATATCTTTAATTTGTTTCCCTCATCCGAAGATTTTGGATATTTAACATCATTGTCAAACTTCAAATCAATACCAACAATACCACTTAACCAAGACACAAACTCATCACCAATACGATCTTCAAACTTCCATATGTGAGTTTGATTTGTTAAAAAATCTACCTGAGGTCGATACCAATTCCATGCCTCCTTGAAAGGAAGATTTTGTATCATAGATGCAAACATTACTGGGTCTTCCATCACTGACTGAATATCATCACCGTATGTTCTTTTTAAATAAACAGATCCAGAAATAAATCTAGTGATAGGACTTCTAACAATAGAGAAGTGTGGAATGTTCTCCACATCCAAATATTTCTGATAATGATCTCGATGATAGTGAGCAATCTCATATCCATGAACAACAGACATGACACCAAGACCTGTGTCCATGTGACTCTCTGCCCATTCAAATCCGTTTGCCATTAGATTTGCTTCTACAAATCTTCCAGCAGTTCTAGGAATGTGTGCGAAAAATACTTTCTTTCCGGTATCCTTGTGTACAAACGTAGGCATCAAATCATCCTGCTGAATCCTTTTACCTTCTCAAATCGCATTACACTATCAAATTTATCATGTAAGGATTCTTTATGAGATATGACAAAGATATTTGCATCCTTGATAACGAATCTAATAATCTTAAGAAAGTCCTCTGTTCCTAGTCCATCAAGAGAACTATCAAACACCTCATCCATGATGAGTAGATTCGTGTTGACAGAATTCTTCATCCTTGCCACCTCTCTCCAGGTGAACAAGAGTGCTAGGTCGATTCTCATCTTCTCTCCCTCGCTGAAAGAAGAATACGAAAAGTTATCATGAATTGGGGACTGGACGGTTTCGTTGAACTCTTCATCAAGAGTAAAGTTAATATAGAAGTCCATCATCTGTAGATAACGGTTCACCTGTTGATTAATCAAAGGCAGGTACTTCTTGATGATCTTTGTCTTAACTCCACCGTCTTTAAGCAAACTATACGAAAAATCGTAATAGTTAATCGTGTCCTTACGTTGTGCTAATTCGTCGTATGTAGTTTGTAGATTTTCTTTAAAGGTTGCTAACTTCTCATGTTCAATATTTCTGTTTGCAAGTTGCTCGGTAATTCTTTGAATTTCCGATTCCAGATCTCTGATTTGTCGTTGACATCCAGTGATCTGAGTATTGTTTTTAGAAATGCCATGCGTTAGGGAAGTAATCTCCTTACTTAAGAATAAGAATTGACGCTCTCGTTCTTCTTCATTATTAATTGCTTCCTCCAGTTCTTTATAACCAGATTGCAACTCCTTTGCTTTATCTTGAGCGTCCTTAATCCTATTTATTCTAAAGGTCTCCTCAATATCTTGATTACAAGTAGGACAAACCGTATTTTGTGTGAAAAATTTATGCTCCTTAGTAATACTTGATACTTTGTTGGAGATCTTACCCTTAAGATTTCCAAGTGTGCGAAGTTTTTCTGTAGCACCAGTGTAACTTTCAAGTTTTCCCTGAAGTCCAACTAGTTGTCTATTCTTTTCTTCATTGTCCCCCATCCAATTATTTTCTTCTACAAGAAGTTCTCCAATCTTAGATTCTTTGTCCTTGATATTTTTCTTTCCCCTCTTTTCTAATTCATCAATAAAGTTCTCTTGCATCTGAACTTTATCGTTCAAAGATTCTTTCTTCAATTCAAGAACTTTGATATCTTCTTTTAGAGTACGAATCTTCTCCTTGATCAAGGTGTTCATCGAAGAGAAGATACGAATATCAAGAAGGTCCTCAATCACCTCACGACGATTAGTTGCGGTCAGTTGCATGAAAGGCACAAAAGTGCTGCTTCCAAGAATCACAATCTGAGTGAACGATT